CTAGAAGGCATGACCGCTCCTAACCGAAGTACGTAACATCAATAATGCTATTCGACCCACCAACACGAATAAACTTCACATCCACCAAATCGTCCTCATACAAATCCAGCACACTATAGGGATTCAGATAATGACCGACGCTGGATGTTGGTGTACCCCAGCGAACCCGGATCGCTTCCGCCCCGTTAGTCACCATCGCAGCGACCGCCCCCGATGCTGCTGTAATACCGATAGCAACCGTGGACACTGTGACCTGCTCGTCACCCACGCTAGACCCGTACTCTGATGCTGCTCGTCTAATACCCATGTCTGCTCCTAACCGCCAAGGGCGGTAACCCTCGTCTCCAAATCGTCCAGTTTCTGCTGTATTTTCCGCAACTCGTACTCAATAGGACGTGCGTTCTGTCCCTGCATCCGACGAGTCGGCTTGTACACGACCGGCATCAGTCCTCCACCCGCCAGTCATCATCAATCATGTCGCCCAAATCATCCAACGCAATCCCCAACGCATGAACCGTGATCTGCAAATCCTCCAAATCAATAGAACGCGCATAAGCATTCATGTCCATCGTCTGCTCAATGGATGACACTGTTGCTTCCAGATGGTCGATGCGTGCCACTAGGCGTGCTGAGGACCATGTGACTGTGCCGACTATTACGGCCACGGACAGCATTAGTCCGACGGCGACGGTGGGGATTCTGACTTGGCGGATATCGGTCGGTTCAGTCATTGCTACTCGGGGACTGGTGGTGACGTAATGCGACCGTCAACACCCACCTCCGCGTCCTCATAGAACTGCTGGCAGAACGTGAGTGCCTCCGCTTCCGTCTGAGTCGTGACATCCCACGTTTCCAAACCTGTCAACGCTGCGGTAGCGGTCAGGTAGCCGATGCGGTAGCCGTCATCATCGACGGCCCACGATGCCTCGGCGTGCCCGCCACGGTCGTCGATGGTGCCCTCGGGGCCGGTGCCCCACACACCATCGTCGGAGAGTTTCCATTTGAGATAGATCACGGGGCGATCTCCTGTTGTCCGTTGGAGAGTTGCCGTTCGCGTTCAGCAACGGCTTCATCAAGTAGTCCGGCGTTGTGAAGCGACGTGAGTTGACCAGCATCAACGCTGCCCGACATAAGTTGAAGGTTTGTCTGACGGGTCAGGCGTTTCTGCCAATACTCGGGCTGTGCGTGTTCGATCTCGTCGCGGGTGAACTTCTGGGACTCATCGAACAGGTCGGTCAGGATCGCCAGTTCACGTTCAGCGCCTCGCATGACGATGTGGGTCTGTTCAAGGCCGACCTGCTTTTCCTCAGCCTCCAGAGCGTCCAACTCGTCGCCCGTTTCCAACAGCCGGGCGATCTCCACCTCGGCTTTGCGAACGCCGATCTGTGCCATTCGCAACTTGTAACCCATGTCCTGAAGTTCCAGACACAGTTGGTAGAAGCGCATTTCGGGTGTGTCGTGCTGGCCGATGACGAAATGAATCAACTGGAAGCGGGACCGTGGCTGTTGGATCTCGGTGATTGCTTCGGTGATGTTCATTACGCGGTGTTTTGCGCCATGGCAGCGAGTTTGTGGCGTGCAGATGACAAGCCTGTCCCAAGAGTCGTTCGGGAGTCGTCGGAGAACAGGAAGCGGTCCACCGTGGCGGTCCGTCCCGAGCCGTCGATCCCGCCGCCGAAGTAGCCCGCAGCAGACGAAGCCATCCCCGCGTTGTGGGAGGTGGCCGCCGACAGTCCAGTACCCAACGTGGTACGCGAGTCGTTGGAGAACAGGAACCGGTTGATCGTTGAACCATCGGCTGTGATGTAGCCAGCGACAGACGAAGCCATCGCAGCGTTGTCGCTGACGGCCGCTGACAGGCCGGTCCCCAACGTCGTTCGGCTGTCATCGGAGAACAGGAAGCGGTCCACCGTGGCGACGACGCCGCTGACGTAGCCGCCGCCGAAATACCCTGCAACCGTGGAGGCCATCCCCGCAAAGGCTTGAGTGGCCGCCGACAGGCCAGTACCTAACGTGGTACGGGAATCGTTGCTGAACAGGAACCTGTCCACCGTCGTGACTTCATCGGATTCATAGCCGCCGCCAAAATACCCAGCGTCGGCAGAAGCCATCGCTGCAAGGCTGCGGCGCGCCCCCGACAGACCTGTTCCCAACGTGGTGCGGCTGTCGTTGGAGAACAGGAAACGATCTACCGTCGTCAAGTTGACTCCTGCGTCTGTGCCACCGCCGAAGTAGCCAGCGACAGCCGAACCCATCCCTGCGAGAGATTCGGTGGTCGCAGTCAGGCCGGTACCCAGCGTGGTTCGGGAATCGTCAGCGAACAGGAACCGGTCGACCGTGGTGACTCTGCTGCCCGTGTTGCCGCCGCCGAAATAGCCAGCGCCAGCCGCTGCCGCGCCGAACAGGCCGCCATTCAACCAAGAAGACACAGCCGTCGAAGGCCACCCCTTTAGGGAGTCCAGCCGTCCCCGCCAATTGGATATGGCGGTAGACGGGTTGGTGCGATCCTGACGAAACATTTGCTAGGCGGTGATCCGGTTGACGTACCCGTTTATGTTGATTACATTCGTTGTTCCAGCAAACGCCCTGACAATCAGACCGTTCTGCAACAATGTCCCCGGGCACACCAAAACCCAGCCCGCCTCAGCAGTAATCGTAACCTCAGATAGATCATCTGGTGATGCGACTCCACCGTATTCGATGGTGAGTTTCACATCAGACCCAGACGTGTTGCAGGCGTACAGCCATATCTCGTCCAGATCCGAAGTGCCCGCTATCGCCGTATGAATCAGCGTTCCCGCCGTGGCCGTAGCAGCAACCTTAATGTTTCTGCCATCAGCGGGGGTTCCACTGAGTACGTGCTTGGAGTATGTTGCCATGTTCTGTTGTCCTTAGTTGAAGATAGTGTTGTTCAGAATCAGTTGAGCATCATTAGTAGTGATCGAAATAGCAGGCGTGTAACCGCCCGATGACACGATTGGTGCCGTGCCCGTCACCGCTGTCACCGAAGTCGTAATATCGGAAGTCAACGCTACTGTCCCGGTAGCGTCCGGTAACGTGATCGTGCGATCCGCCGTCGGATCAGTAGCCTGCAAATATGTCTCAAAGTCATTATCCGTGGCCCCCTCCCAGTATATGGAACCACTGGTACCCAAATCGTGACTGATCTTGACGTGAGCCTTGAACGTCGCCAAAGCATCAAAGGTCGCAGCCTCCGTCACAGACAACGTACCACTGACTGTGGTAGCCGACCCCGACGTAGACAACGTGGGAGTCTGTGTCGCCCAAGTGACTACATCGGTGAAGTTGGCATTCATCTGTGACGCGACAATGTTTGTCCCCGCCACGAACGCATTCGTAACCGCCAAAGCAGCCATTTACCGCAACCTCCGAGTCCTGTACATGCTCACAACTGACGTTATTCCCCACTTGCCCCGTGTCGCCGCGGCTGGGGAAACACTAAACCTCAAACTAATAGCCTGCGCTGTCCCAATCGTCGGCCACCGACCGAACGCATACTTGTCAGACGTGCCCTCCGGCTGCCACTCAGCAGAATCCCAATCGCTGGTTTCGGCATCCCACAACGCCGGACTGTCCAGCCCCGTAAGGGTTTTGGAGTACCCGACCAACGCCGTGCTGGGATCGTAGTTCTTGTAAACGTACATGACGATGACACAGTTGTTGTCCGACAAGACAACGGTGCGTGTCTTCCCCCACCGTTTCGGGAATGTCGGCCGGTTGCCGACAAACCATCCGGTGTGATAGAACGAGTTGATTTCGCTGACAGCACCCACGTAGTCGTCGTAGTCGTAGTTCTGATCCAGCCTCGAAATGCGGTCGAACGAAGCAACGGTGGTGATGTTGGATGTGACCGCTATCCCAAGGTGCGTGCCACCCGAAGGTCGGTACGCCAACAGTGACCGTGCATTGCTGTCGTGCCGGGTCCATGACCCGGTGGGACCCAGTGACGGGTCCCATATGAACACGTTGCGCCGGTTACTTTGGCTGGATCCCGAAATGTTGTCGTCAGACTGGTAGTCCACGGACACCCACAGGCGTTCATCAAACCACATTATTGAGGGTGGGGTGTCCAGCGTCATCGCTGGTTGACCGACATCGTAGGTCATTGCCGGTTTGATCCGCTCAAACACCCACGCCACGTCATCGTATGAGATCAGGTGGATGCCTTCTTCCGCATACCAGAAGAACACGCCAGCGGTTGCTGCTACAGGCTGCGTTCCTTCCCGGCATCCGGTGGTGCGGGTGATGTTGCGCACCTCCCACGTATCCCGGCTGAATCCGTAGATAGCGTAAATGCTGTTCTGCTTGAATACCAGTAGCCGGTCGGCGTCGGGGATAATGGCCGTTATGTGGTCGCCGTCCTCACCGATGTCAATGTCGATATAGTCGCTGGCTGTCCAGTTTTCTGCGTCGTTTACTGCTGAGAACCTGACACGATTCTTGTATGTGGTGCCGGATTCCAACGTGTAGGCGACCCAGACATGCTCTGCCCATGTTGTAGCGTAGCGGGCGCACGGAAAGTGTCCAGCCGAACCGTCAATGTCTGGAATGAGTGCTGTCGCCGTTGCCCCGTCCCACTTCATAGCGGCGCTGGTTGTTACCCCCGAATCGTTGTGGAGCATCACCCCGTTCACGATATACGTGTTGTCGTTGAAGGTCACATGTTGGGGCGGTTGCGCCGTGTCGAAGTAGGCGTTGATGCTTGATATTTGGATAGGACCGGTGAAGTCCCCGGTCGCATCAGCGTTATAGAAGATTTGCGACTTGGTGGTCGCCAGATCCAACGTTGCGACCAGAACCTGATTCGTGCCAGCCTCATAGTGGGACATCAGACTGATAATCTCGTTGTCCAACGCCGTAGCGTTGACCTTCGTCACAGCGTCCCGTCGCCGCACACCCCCACGCGGGTCCACCTCCACATTCAACATGGCCGGGGACTCATTGTACGCAATGTTGAACTGGTCGGCACGCAGATTCAGACCACCCTTGAAGTCTGACTTCTCCTCATACCGGTACGCCTCACCACCCTTGGCTACCTTCGTATCCGCCTGTAGAGGCATCTACGACTCCCAAGAATAGCGCAACCTGCTTGGCAGGTACGACTGCGACAGCCACCGTGACGCCCTGATACTGTTCAATATCAACGGCTGCGGGGCCGGGGAATCCTCAAACCGTGCCCGCAAGTTGTCCAACTCCTGAATAAACTGCGAATAGTACTGCTGCCCCATCGCAGCATCCTCCTGCTGCTGATACGACCGGTACAGGGCGTACAGCGACAGTACGTTGTCGAACGGCACCGGTAGATCCGGCGTGTTCGCATCGGCAATCGTCGCCCGGTACACGGCAGTCGTGCCACCAAAGTCCACCGGGTTGCGGTAGCCGCGAATCGAAATGGTCTGAACCTCGGAGGGTGTCGGGTACAGGCGGATCGTCTGGTTGGTTATCGCCGCTGACGCGCTGATACCCGCATTCCACGTTGACCAGTACCACGGCTTACCCGTGGAGTTGGACTCCAACGGGTAAATGATGTCGCCCACGTCGTACCCGATGTATTCCAATACGTGGTTGTCGGTCTTCATTGCCGCAACCTCGCGCACCCCGACATTCTTCGGGGCTGACGCCCCAGAAAAGGTCACACCGTCGTGAGTGAAACTCAGGGCGGTTCCCACTTCCGCCATCGTGTAATCCTTCTGCGACGCCACGGTGCTGAACGTCAACGCAACCTCATAGAACGGCCACCGCTTCTCAGAGTACACGATGATATCGTACCCTTCGCGGATGAACGAGTTCAGCGTGGCGTCAGAAATGTCATTCGACGTTATGTCAACCACGTTACGGACATAATCGCGCATTGCGCTAAGTTGCACGAGGCGCTCCTAAGCGGCGTGGAAGACGCAACAATCGGTGCCACCCACGGGTTTCGCCCTACAGGCTGCACCCGATTTGGTCGTGGCTGTACACACAGATGGTGCCGCCACGGAAGGCTTATGGGGGGGGATGGGGTTTACGCGGTGAATACGCTTGCTACTCCCAGCGGAGTGGCTTTCAGGGTTGAGCGTCTTATAGTTTCCCGCAGGTTCATCTGCGGGGCGCTGACCCTGTTTGTATGCGTATGCGAAACCCCGTGCCATGATGCCTCCCGTGGCGACGAACCGTCTATCAGGCCGTAGCCCCGTACATGAAGCCCTGACGTGCACGGTTGCTGCACGTCAACTGTCCATAACAAAGCAACTGTGAGAACACAGCGTCCTGATTGGTGGGCCGCACGAACGGTGTCGGCTTGAACCAGACATCGCTATGAGCCACCAGTTGCAGGTATTTGGTGTTGAGGAATATTACCTGACCAGAGGCAGCAGCCCCATCAAAGGTGACGGGTGCGCCCTTGAACAGCAGGTTCTGGAACCCGCCATCGGCCATATCGGTATCCGTGTACCGAATCTGACCTTCCAATAGCGACTCGTACTTCTCGTACAGGGTCTGCGTGGTCATAATGATAGTCGGCTGGTCGTTACCAACCGAAACGGTGTTATATATGTTAGCCATGCTGCCTACGGTGAGCGCACCAGCATGATTGACTTCAGTGGACTTCCACCACGAGTTGCCTGCGGCAGTCGGGTCGATTCCACCAAGGGTCACACCGGTTCCGCCGACAATGTTCGCCAGCCCGTTCCAGTCCTTACCACCGTTACCGGTACCATCCGCCCAGAACATGGTGTTCATGTTCTCAATCACCGTTTCCTGAGTCTGGAAAATCTTGCCTTCCAGCAGGTCGATGATGGCGGCTTCGCCGTTATTCTTGGCTTCCTCAATACCGCTGATCGTCACGGTAGCCGCATACTGTCCCCAATCGTACTCAGCGGCTGAAATGCCGGTCTGAGCCGTAATGGAAATAGTATCCGTACCACTGTATGAACCAGCCGTACTGTTTGTCCCGTAAATAATCGGGACGACGATAGTCGCACCACCTGAAACACGCCGAATAGTCTGACCATTCGTCAACGCATAAAACAAAGGTCGCGCGCTGAAAATGTTGTCAGTCAGTTTCGGGATGTAGTTCTTCAGGGTGGTAGACAGAATCTCGTCAAAACTGCTGTTACCAGCCATTATCTGTCACCTCTCTGTTGTCTATGAAGACAGGGAACGCTTAGCGTCCATGAACGCCTCTCGGATGCTGGAAACCACCTTCACCGGCTCCGTCGTTGAACCGGTCTGCTTGGAACCCGAAGGTTCCACCACACCAGCCCCACGTTTCGCTTCGGTGCGCTCCATGTCCTGTTCCAACTTGCTGGCTTTTGCGGCTACATCGTTATACCGCATATGTGTCAATGCGGCCTCTAGGTTGCCTATTTTGTGCGTCAGCGCGTGTTGGTACAGTTCGGGAGCATTGAAGTCTCCGTAAACGTCCTTGAGTTGTTCTACCTGCTTCTCTACCTGTTGTCGTCTCTGTAACCGGTCCTGCTGCTCAAGACGTGCCTCCAAGGAAGCGATTCGCTGTTCGCTCGGATCCGGCTCATCCCACGGGTCTATATTTCCCGCAGGTTGAGCGGTTGTCCCGCCAACCCCAAACGCATCTCCCAAAGCCGCTAATGTTCCCGCCGGATCTGCCTCCAACGAGTTCACAATTGCCTCTGCTTGCTGTAACCGACCACGTTCGGATGCCAACTCCTGCGTCTTACGTGTGTAATCCGACTGTCGCTGGTATCCATCCCGAAGTTCGTCAAGACTGACCTGCTCTTCGACACCATCCACCTTCACGGTGTAGCCGTCGCCGACAGGTTCCTCTAGAACCCCTACTGAAGAATCTGGGCTGTCCGTCGTAACGGTTCCGTCAACATCTTCATCCATTATTCTGTTTTCTCCTCGGAGTCCTAAAGGTTGCTCCTATGTGTAAGGGACTACTGTCCCACTTGCTCACGAGAACGGAAGGTCTACACCCATCTGTCCTTGAATCTGTGCCAGCAACTCCGGCGGTACCCCACCAGTCGGGGAGAACGCCCCCTCTGGCTGTGGCGCAATCGGCATCCCCGGCGGCATCTGACCCGCCTCGGGGCCAGCCCCCGGTGGCGCCCCTTCGGGGCCACCCGGTTGTTGCGGCTGCTGCTGCATCATAAACTTTTCCGGGTCCTTGATTCCGAAACCAGCCGACAGCACATGCTTCGCCAACGCCGCCGGATCAATCACCGTACCCACCAGAGGGGCCATGGCGTTCAACAGCGACACAGCCTGCTGCTTGCGGATCGTATCGTTGATCGGCTGCGTCGATCCAGCCTCCACACTGAAATCGTACTCCCCGGTGATGTCATCCCGGGCATACGGCACAAACAGGCTGGCCCCCTTGTCAGCCACCTGAGCCATCTGCTCCCCGGTCATAAACTGCTGCATCAACTGGATGACACGGCGACCAATCTGGGCGATAGCCAACTCTACAGTCGCCAACTTGTCGGCAGCACGGGCGTTACCGGCATCAGCAATAATGCTGGCCTCCGTCGCCGTGCGACGAATCTCCGGCATCTGACCACGCGCATACTCCGACACACCACTGACAGTGTTTATGTCGGCTTCCACAATCTCCGACATGTTGTAAATCTCGGGAGACAGCGGCGTTTGTGGCATCGGAATAACCGTCTCCGACAACGGCTTGTTCTCGTCCACAACCGGAACCAACCGGCCATCGTCATCCGATTCCAGAGCCTCACGCCCCTCAGGGCCAAACGAACGCTCGTGATACAGGTACTTGCGGGCGTAACGCTTCCGGGCGTTCATCATCTGCGAACGTGTCTTGTCCAACTCCTGCTGTAGAGACTCCAAAGCCTCCAAATCCCCCATCGGGTAGAAGTAGTCGGGAATATCATAGTTGCGCATCATCACAAACGGTTGACCGTACGCATACGGCATCGCAATCGGGTCAATCAGGAACCTGTCCCCCGACTGCGGCAACACACTCAACGTGTTAGCCTGCACGTCATAGTATTCGTAGACAACGCACCGCTCCTCGCTGTCCAAATACTCTTCCTGCTCCCGACGTGTGGCAACCGAATACATCGGATACAGCAACGAATCGGCAGACAGATCCTTCCGCACCGACGCCTTATACCGCCGGTCAGCCCGTGCCTCCTCCAACGGTCGGACAATGCGCTGCGCAATCCACTTGGCGTCCTCAATGCAGGTCGCCTCCGGGTCCACAAAGATGTCGAACGGTGAAATGCGCTCCACGAACGGCTGGTCCTCCACCACTATCATCGCCGTCTGCGGAATATTGGCCGCCATCTCCTCGTCCGTTGGCAAACCCCCCGCCAAAACCGGCTCCTCCATGGCAAACGCGTCAACCTCGTCCAAAGCCTCAGTGAACATCTCGTCGCGCTCTGCCTCACCCAGCATTCGCTCCTGTTCCAAGAACTTCCAACCAACCTTCACCCAACTGTGGCCGAAGATCAGGAAATCCTTCACAGCGCGCCGGAATGGCTTGCGGAAGTCGTGATGCCGCCACAGGTGGTTCACCACGGCCTCAACGAACGCTGAACGGTCCTGATTCTCCTGCGAGTTCGGCGTCACCACAATCTTGGGATGATTCACCGACACAGATGGCGCAATCACATTGATTGTGCTAAAGGCCAGATTGACAGTAATCATGTCCTCGTTGGAACGCGTTGTGCGAGGCCAATGCTTCCCCCGATACAAGTCTGTCATGCGACGCCACAGGTTGTCATAACCCATTTCGTCACGCCACCGGGCAGACGCATCCAACCGGCGTTTGACAACCTCAAACTGCTCAATCTTCGTTTTACGGGCCATCAGAATGTTGCCTTATCCGGTAGGCGTTCGATGCTGCGACCGTTCGCAAGTGCCTCCGCTTTGGTCTTCCGACCGCGTTCCTCCCGAGTCAGGTGCTGCTCTTCGGGAGGCAACTGGGATCGGTAACCCCGACCAGTTACGAACTTGATGCCACGAAGTTTCTGATGCCACGCCCATAACTCATCCAACTCTACACGGGGCAGCGGCCCACGCAGTTCCACAATGTAAACGCAGAACTCGTCATAGGTCGCCTCCCGGGGGAGGATAGACACTACCCGGCGTTGTGGCCGCGCAGGCGAGGCTGCGATCCGGCCGGTTCAACCTTGCCAGTTGTGCCATGCTGATTGAATGGAGTCTCGCGCACCGACAACTGACCAAAGGGACCCGTATACTGGGCGTACTTCGGGTTGTC